TGATTGGCATATCCCCCCCACCGAGGGGGTAAAAATAGGCCCCCGCCCAAGACCGGGGCCGAACTTTTTTGTAAAATACGGGTCGCGTACGAGGGGGGTGTAGGTACGAGACCAAAAGGAGGTGGACATTTTGCAAAAAATTTCTAACAAAGAACAACGCATAAAAAAAGAGTTGAATCGAATCAAGAAAATCTTCAAGAATCTTGACGAAGATAAAAAGAAAATCAGCGAAACTTTGATGAAAAATGCCGCTTTTATGGCCATAACCTTGGAAGACCTGCAGGGCGAAATCAACGAAAAAGGATGCACGGAAGAATACCAGAACGGGCAGAATCAGCATGGTATTAAGGAGTCCACCGCCAGCAAGGTGTATAACTCCATGATTAAGAATTACACATCCTGCATCAAGCAGTTGATTGACCTCCTGCCCAAGACGGACAACGCCGCGACCGATACCGTGGAAGATGCCGCCTTTAATAAGCTTTTGAACATGTGACATGAACTTCATCGAGGAATACCATCATGGCATTGCCGCCGGGAAATACACAGTATCGGACAAGGTGCGGCGGCTATATGCCTATCTGGTGGAGCAGTTACATGATGCCGATTCGCCGTATATCTTCGACCAAGCGAAGGCGGATAAGGCTATCTTGTTCATCGAGAGCTTTTGCCGCCATAGCAAAGGCAGATTTGGGGGCAAGCCCTTCCTGCTGGAACTATGGGAAAAGGCCTTCATTGAGGCGGCCTTCGGTTTTGTCAGCAAGGAAACAGGTTTACGCCGCTTCCGTGAAATCATCCTCATCGTAGCCCGTAAAAATGGCAAGTCGGCTTTAGGTTCGGCCATCGCCCTGTATCTGCTATTCGCCGATGGCGAACCCGGTGCAGAAATCTATTCGGCGGCCACCAAGAGAGACCAAGCAAAGATTATCTGGAATGAAGCCGTGAAGATGGTCAAGAAATCGCCATCCCTGCGGAAGCGTTCCAAGTGCCTGGTGAGTGAAATTCGGTCAAGCGTCAATGAGGGCATATTCAAGCCGCTGGCCAGTGATTCCGGTTCGCTCGATGGTTTGAACGTGCACGGGGCATTTTTGGACGAGGTTCACGCATGGAAGGACAAAAACCTCTATGATGTCATCGTGGATGGTGAAACGGCCCGCACACAACCCATGACCATCATCACATCCACCGCCGGAACCGTGCGGGAAGGCATCTATGACCAAAAATACAAAGAGTGCGAGGATATCATCAACGGATGGAATGACCCAGAGGGCTATCACGATGATAAGGTGCTGCCGATTGTCTACGAACTGGATAACAGGCAGGAGTGGACGCGGCCAAGTTGTTGGGGGAAGGCGAACCCGTCATTGGATGTTATCAAGGACAGGGAGGAATTAGCCCGCAAGGTGGCCAGAGCAAAGGCAAATCCTTTGCTGGTAAAGAACCTGCTGACCAAGGATTTCAATGTCAGAGAGACTTCTGGCGAAGCGTTCCTGTCATTTGAGCAGTTGAACAACGAGGCGGAATTTGACCCGCTGACACAGGAGCCGCGCGGGCGGTATGGATTCGGCGGCTTCGACTTGTCGGCCACCACAGACTTAACATGTGCGACCGTCATTTATCGCACATCGCCGGAAGACCCCATAATCTATGTGCTGCAGAAATATTGGATTCCAGAGGATTTATTCGAGAAGCGCATCCATGAGGATAATGTCCCCTATGATGTGTGGCACCAGCGCGGATTATTGGACTTGAGTCCCGGCAATAAAATAGACTATCGCCTAATCACGGCATGGTTTAACCATGTGCAGGACGATTACGACATACTGCTTTATAAAATCGGCTATGACTCATGGTCAGCGACTTATTTGGTGCAGGAAATGAAGGAGCAATTTGGCGAGGCGGTACTTGACCCTGTTATTCAGGGCAAGAAAACCTTGTCGGCACCTATGCACACGCTGGCGGCAGAACTGGAAGCCAAACATATCAATTACAACAACAATCCCATCTTGAAGTGGTGCATGGTCAATGTGGCCGTGGATGTGGACAAAAACGGGAACATCCAGCCGACCAAGCAACACAATAAGAAAATGCGAATAGATGGATTCGCCGCCCTGCTGGATGCCTTTGTGGTGTATGAGCGGAATCTGGAAGACTATAACAATCTGATTTAGGAGGATGAACATGAGCGAGTTAATCAAAATCGACAATGAGAACCGCGTGGATGGGCGCGAACTCCATGAATTTTTGCAGATAGAAACCCGTTATAACGATTGGTTTGAGCGGATGAAGGAATACGGCTTTATTGAGGGCGTAGACTTTTACTCAAAAATGAGTAAAACCTCATCCAAGGGCGGGCGGCCAAGTGTCAACCATTCCATGACCATCGACATGGCCAAAGAAATTAGCATGATTCAACGGAACGAACGGGGAAAACAGGCCCGCCAGTATTTCATCGAGTGCGAAAAGCGGCTCAAGGCTATGGCTATGCCGTCCTATCAGATTGCAGACCCCATCGCCAGGGCAAAGGCGTGGATTGAAGAAGAAAAATCCCGCCAGCTATTGGCAGCAGAAAATGCGGAAATGAAACCGAAGGCCGTCTTTGCCGATGCCGTCACATCATCCCGCACATCCATCCTCGTGGGTGCGTTGGCCAAACTCATCAAGCAGAACGGCCACGACATGGGGCAGAAGCGATTATTTGAGTGGCTGCGTCTTAATGGCTACCTCATCAAGAGCGGCAACGATAAGAACATGCCAACGCAAAAAGCGATGGACATGGGCCTCTTTGAAGTCAAGGAAGGCAGTTATGTGGACGGGGCAGGCGTGAACCGCATCACCCGCACCACGAAAGTGACGGGCAAAGGTCAGGTGTACTTTATCAATAAGTTCCTTGCTGGCGTGGAGGTGTAACCTGTGAATCTTGCATCAATGTTTCAGAGCATATTTGGTAAAGGCGAAATCGCCGCCGGGCAGGACGCAGTAAACGCGCAGCAGATGCGAATGCTTAACGGCTATGAAAATGTGTTCACACCATGGCGCGGCAAGGCCTATGATGATGCAGTTGTCCGCTCATGCGTGGATGCAATAGCCCGCCATGCCGCCAAGATGAAACCAAAACACATTCGCCGGGGCGCGGATGGGCGCATCATAGAAACCAAATCGGCGTTGGATTTCCTCTTGTCCACCCGTCCGAATGAATACATGTCCAGCTATGATTTCCTGTATAAGATAGCGTCACAATACATGGCTTTTAACAATGCCTTTGTATATATTCGCCTTGACGCTGCGGGGAAGGTGGTGGGACTCTACCCGCTCGACTATGATTCCGCCGAACTGGTGGAAAAGCGCGGGGAGAAGTTCCTAAAGTTCAATTTCTTGGGGGCGGGCATCATCGCCGTGCCTTATAGCGAGATAATCCATCTGCGGCGGCATTTTAACCGCAGCGAGTTTTATGGCGAATCAAGCGAAAAGCCGCTGGCACCGACGCTTTCCATCATGGAGACGGTCAAGCAGGGCCTTGTGAATGCCGTCAAGAACTCGGGAAAATTGCGGGGCATACTCAAATATAACGCGAAGATTCGTCCGGAAGACATGAAGAAGCAGACGCAGGCTTTCGTGGATTCCTTCTTGTCAAGCGAAAGGGCCAGTGGCGGCGTGGGGGCCGTGGATAACTCCATGGACTACACCGCATTGCAGACGGATATAAAAACAACCGACTACGAGCAGATGAAATTCATTCGTGAGGATATTTACCGCTATTTTGGCATATCGGAAAACATCGTGCAGTCCAAATATAGCGAAACAGAGTTTACGGCCTTCTATGAATCCATTCTGGAACCATTGGCCGTGCAGTTATCCCTTGAGTTCACCAGTAAGATATTCACCGAGCGGGAAAAGGCACATGGCAATGAAATAACCTTCCTCACAGACAGGCTGCAGTATGCAAGTCTGCAGAGCAAGACGGCCATGGCCAAGCAGTTATTACCTGCGGGGATTATCACACTGAATGAAGCCCGTGAATTATTCGGCTATGCTGGCGTAGAGGGCGGAGACAAGCGGCAGGTATCGCTCAACTTCGTGGACGCTGACAAGCAGAACGATTACCAGGGCGTTGGTGACGATGATAAATCCACGAAAGGGGGTGATGATGATGAAAACGAACAAGATTGAGAACCGCGCGGGCGGCAATGCCACGGCACCAGCGGGCGGCGATGATGGGAAAATGGTGGTGGAAGGCTATGCCGCCACGTTGGAAAGCCCCACAGTCCTATTTAGGGACGGCGAGACCGAATACAAAGAAGTCATTGACCGCCACGCCTTTGATGAGTGCGACATGGGCGATGTGGTTTTCAGGTATAACCACGCCAGAAACATCGTGACCCTTGCCAGAACGAGCAACGAAACCCTTTCCCTTGATGTGGACAACAAAGGGCTGCATGTGCGGGCAGAGTTGGCCGATGTTACGTTAGGCCGCGACCTCTACACGCTCATCCAGCGCGGCGATGTGTCAAAAATGTCCTTTGCCTTCACGGTGCGGGAAGATTCCTATGATTCCAAGACGCACACAAGGCGAATCTTGAAATTTGACCGCATTGTGGATGTGTCGGCGGTGGACTTCCCCGCCTATGATGATACATCCATCAGCGAAGCAAGGGATTATTTCGCGGCGCAGGACAGAGTCCTTGCCCGCAATGAGGAAATCAAACGGTTAGTATTAAGAACTATGCTTTAAGCAGGAGGCAGAAAATGGAAAAGAGACTTAGAGAAATTATCGAACGCCGTGCGGCAATCCGCGAGGAACTGGAAAAGCGCGACGAAAAACTTGATTTGGATGCAGTCAAGAAAGAACTGGAAGACCTCGAAGCAGAGGAAAAAGAAATCCGTGCCCGCCAGGAACTGGCCAATAACATTGCCGTGGGTGGCGGCGAACCCATCAAAAAGCCGGAGGAAAATCGCAGTGGCGAACCTGCAGCAGATGACCCGCTCGACTCCATGGAATACCGCAAGGCATTCATGGAATATGTGACCAAAGGAACGGACATGCCGAAAGAGTTCCGCGCAAATACGCTGACTTCCGACGCTGGCGTGGCCATCCCCACCACGACGCTGAATAAGGTCATTGACAAGTTGGAAGCCACGGGGATGATTCTGCCCCGCGTAACCCGCACCGCATATAAAGGCGGCCTGCGTATTCCGACCAGTACCGTGAAGCCCGTAGCATCTTGGGTGGGTGAAGGTCAGACTTCCACCAAGCAGAAGAAAACCACGGGATTCATCGAGTTTGCATATTACAAGCTTCGTTGTGCCGTTTCTGTATCGCTGGAAACCGACACGATGGCCTTGTCTGCATTTGAAGCCGCGCTAGTGAATAACATTGCACAGGCAATGGTCAAGGGCATTGAACAGGCTATTATCAGCGGTAGCGGCAGTGGCCAGCCGACGGGTATCATCACCGCCACCGTGCCGGAAGACCAGGAAGTGGAAGTAGCAACCTTTGACTACAAGACGCTGCAGAGCATTGAGGATGCCATCCCGGTCGCATACGAAAACGGCGGCGTGTATGTCATGAGCAAGAAAACTTTCGGCAAGTTCGCTGGTATGGTGGACAACAACAAACAGCCCATTGCCCGCGTAAACTACGGCCTTAACAATCCGACGGAGCGCACCTTACTTGGCCGTCCGGTAATCTGCTGTGATTACCTGCCGTCCTACGATGCCGCCGAAGCAGGTGCGGTATTTGCCTTTGTATTCCGCATGGAGGATTATGTCCTCAATACGAATTACAACATCACCATGAAGCAGTACGAGGACAACGAAACCGATGATATTGTCCGCAAGGCTATCATGCTGGTAGACGGCAAGGTAGTGGACAATGGTTCCCTTGTCCTGCTCAAGAAACCCGCAGGCAACTGATTAAGGGAGGGCGGCGTACATGGAACTTGAGAAACTGAAAGGTTATCTTCGCGTGGATGCCGACCTCACCGAAGATGACCAACTGATTACGGCCCTCTACGATACGGCCAAGCAGTACATTGAGAACACCACAGGCAAGAAATACGAATCCGGTGGCGTTTTTGATACTTGTGCTCGCCTAATTGTGGCTCACTGGTACGAACATCGTGATATTGCCCCGCGAACGGGCGGCGGCGTGGTGGAATATCCCCATAGTGTGGATGCCTTACTAAATCACATAAAGTTTTGTGCCGCGTATGAGCCGCAGGACGGCCAAGGAGGGGGCTGAATATGGATATAGGTACACTAGATAGGCGTATTACTTTTATCGGCCTTGTGGACGCGATAGGGCGGCATGGGGCAACCGAAAAAGTAGAAAATGATGTACTCACTTGTTGGGCAAGGATAGAACCTGCCCGTGGCAGGGAACGGATGGAAGCATTTAAGGAGTTCCAGGAAGACACCTATAAAATAACCATCCGCTTCCGGCACGGCATATCGAGTGACATGAAAATACGTTATCAGCAGTATATCTTTGAGATTCAGAGCATCGTAGACCCCTATATGAATCATTCCCTTTTGGAAATATACTGCAAACGCCTTGACCGAGGGAAGAAGGTAGTCACATGAGTGCTGAAATCATCGGTGCCAAGGAATTGCAGAGCCACATGGAGCAGGCTATAAGTTCTTATCCGGATGAGGCGGGCAAAACGCTAAACAGGATAGGCAATCAGCTAAAGAAGCGGCTGAAAGCCGCATCGCCGGATGGCAAAATGAAAGCACAGTATAAAAGTGAGCGGGCACGCAAGAAGGCCATCAAGTCCAAGCTGAAAAACCGCTGGAAGTCCAAACTGACGGGCTACGGTTCAGAAATGCGTGTGGAAGTATGGTCGAAGGCCCCGCACTTTCATCTGGTGGAGCGTGGCCATAAGATGGTGACACGTTCCGGAAAGTCTGCAGGTTTCATCGCCGGGCGTTTTTTCAAAGAAAAAGTGTCACAGGCCGCAGAAGGGGATTTGATACCCACGGAAGTGGATAAATTCGCCAAGCGTATCACCAAGAAGATAGGAGGCGGCTAATGCTACGGACAACGGATGTATTAGAGTCCATCATCGCAGGATTGAAAAGCAAGTATGACCTGCCCGTATATGTGCGGGAAGTCATAGACGGCTTTAATGAGCCGTGCTTCTTCATCCAAATTGTTCGCACCCAGAACAGTATGAGCAAGAATTTTAACAGCAACCGCATGAGCATCATGATTTATTACTTCGCATCGGATGAAGCGAACGTGGAAGATGATTTCATGGATATTGCCGATGATATTCGTGCCATATTTGGGCAGGGCTTTTGGGCGGGCGGCAGGCATTTGATGCCGCTGGAAGTCGATGATGAACGCAGCGGGGAGCGGCAAAATATTCTTGTCGTGACCATGCGCCTATCCTTCTTCGATGATACTGGCTATGATGCGGATGAAGGTTATGAGACTATGCGGGAATTGACCGCAAGAGTAAATGAATCAAGTGTTAATGCAAAGGAGCATGAATAATATGGCTAATGGATTACCGTCTATTATCGTTGCTTTCAAGGAAAAAGGCATTACGGCCATCAAGCGTTCCCAGCGCGGCATTGTGGCCCTTGTCTTGGAAGAGAACAACGCGGCACAGTTTACTGGTTCGCCGTATACGGTTTACACCACTACGGATGTACCGGAAGGCCTTTCGGACTTCAACAAAAAGCAGATTGAGCTTTGTTTGATGGGCTATCAGACCGCACCCAAGAAAGTGTTTGTCTATGTTATCAACAAACCGACCACTACTACCAAGGAAGTGGAGGGGGTGCAGCAGGAAGTAACTACCCCGGCAGATTACAACCCCGTGTTGCTGGATTTGGAAAATCGCCGTTGGGATTATCTGGTTATTCCGGAAATCAAGGATAGCGAAACCACAACCATCGCAACGTGGATTAAGGGCATGAGAACCACCAAGGATAAGATGGTAAAGGCCGTCCTGCCCCATGAAGCGGCTGACGCGGAAGGCGTGGTCAACTTCACTAATGACCTCATCAAAACCAAGGCGGCAGAATTTACCACGGCGGAATATTGTTCCCGCATCGCTGGCATTATCACGGGCACGCCTATGACTATTGCCAGCACGTTCGCACCACTTCCGGAAGTAATCGAGTGCGACAAGTGGACGAAAGAGGAAATGGATAACAAAGTGGCACGCGGTGAGCTTTTCTTCTTCAACGACGGGGAGAAAGTCAAGATTGCCCGCGGCGTGAACTCTTTCGTTACCACGATTCAGGACAAGGGCGAATCCTTCCAGAAAGTCAAAATCGTGGACGCTATGGACATGATTCATGACGATATTAAGAAAACGGCGGAAGACAACTATCTTGGCAAATATGCCAATAGCTATAACAACAAATGCCTGTTGATTACAGCAATTCAGGGCTATTTTGACCAGCTTGAACTTGACGGCATCCTTGACCCCGGCAAGAACTCGGTGGAAATTGATGTGGAGCAGCAGAAAGTTTATCTGGAATCCACGGGCCAGTTTACCAAGGACGAACTGGAATCCATGGATGAGTTGGAAATTAAGAAGGCCAACACCAAGGATAAGGTATTCTTGAAGGCCAACATCAAGATTCTTGATGCCATCGAAGAAATTAAACTCGGTATTACGATTTGAGGTGATAAGACATGAAGGGAATGCAGTCTAAACAGGTCATGAGCGGTGCCCACGGGGAACTGTGGATTGACGGCGATTACATGTCGCAGGTTACGGCCTTCAAGGCTGAAATCAACATCGAAAAGACGGAAGTCAAGATGATTAAAAAGCAATTCAAGCAGTACAAAGTTGTAGGGCTTGAAGGCAAAGGCTCGGTCAAGATGAATCACATTTCCAGCTACATGATGAGCAAGATTAGTGAGAACATCAAAGCGGGCAAGCAGACCATCTGCACGATTACCAGTAATTTGGATGACCCGGATTCCATCGGTTCGGAACGCATCGTGATTAAAGATGCAGTTTTCGACAAGCTGATTTTGGCAGATTGGGAGGTCGGCAAGATGACCGAAGACGCTTATGATTTCACCTTTAGCGACTACGATATTTTGGACTCTGCTGACGAATAAGTTTTGGAGGGGGCTGCATGATGCGGCCCCTGGTAAAAAGGAGAATGTAATCATGAATGTACTGGAAGCTATGATAGCTGGCGAAAAAGTAGCTAGTGATTTGTACGAAAAGGACACCAAAGAAATTGAATTGAAACGTTGGTCGAAGATTTACGGCCAAAAGATGATTTTTACCATTCAGGCCATCGGCCCGCGTCGCTTGTTGGACATTCAGCGGCAGTGTACCACGGTCAAGAAAGGCAATATCAAGGATGTGGATGCCTACATGATGCAGGTGCTCACACTTCTCGACGGCGTAAAAGACCCTGACCTCAAGAATAAGCAGTTGTTGGAAACGTTTGGCGTGGCAACACCCAAGGAACTCATCAATAAGATTTTCAACGCTGGCGAACTCATTACCCTGTTCACGGAAATTCAGAAATTGAGCGGTGTAGACATGGATGAAGATGAGGATGAGGCAGAGGAAGAAATAAAAAACTGATTGGCACCGATGGAGAGGTGCAGCTAATGTATTTTCTTTTCCGCGACCATCATGTAATGCCGGGGCAATTTATCGAAATGTTGCCCAAGGAAAGGCGGGTCGTAGCGGCGTTTATGCACTACGAACTCGAAGAACGGAACGAAGCCGCGAAGGGGTGAGAAAATGGCTGAAAGCAAAATTGATATTGTTGTCTCTATGATGGACAAGCTGACCGCACCAATGCGGCAGGCTACGGCTGGCATAGATAAAATGTCCAAGCAGGTGGAAGCCATGGACAAGGCCATGAGAACCACCCAGAGCACCATGGGGAGCGCAGGAACCGCATTTAGTAACCATGCCGCCACCAGTAAAAGACTGGCCAAGGATTTGGAAGGCACCGGGAAAAGCATTATGGCCATCGGTGACAAAATGAAGTGGATGACGGGGACACTCATTGCCGCTGCGTCCGCCGGAATGAAACTTCATTCTGATTTTGCCAACGGCATGGCCAAGGTTTCCACGCTGGTAGACACGAGCGTGGTATCAATCCAAAAGTTAAGTGACGGCATCCGCAGCATATCGGATGAAACTGGTGTAAGTGTCACGGATTTGACCGAGGCGGAATACCAGGCATTATCTGCAGGCGTGGATGCGGCCAAAGTTACAGACTTCCTGCGAGTGTCCACCATGGCGGCCAAGGCGGGCTTTACCGATTCGGCCACGGCTATCGATGGCGTGACTTCCGTACTCAATGCATATGGCATGGAAGCGGACAAGGCCATGGGCATTTTCGACCAAATGCTTATGACGCAGAATTTTGGTAAAACCACGTTGGGCGAAATGGCGGGGGCGTTGGGTAATGTTATTCCGGTAGCGTCCACACTCAATGTCAGCACACAGGAATTATTCGCCAGTATCGCCGTACTAACAAAGAACGGCATCCAAACATCGTCGGCCATCACAGGCTTAAAGGCCGCCTATTCCAATATCTTGAAGCCATCCGAACAGGCAAGCAAGCTGGCGGCACAGTTGGGCCTTGATTTTTCGTCGGCTCACCTAAAAAGTGTCGGATGGGCAAAGATGCTGGACGAAATCCGCGAAAAGACGGGCGGCAGTGCTGACCAGATGGCCACACTATTCGGCAGTGTTGAAGGCTTGAACGCAGTCCTGGCACTTACAGGGAAAGGCCATGCAGACTTTGTAAAAGGCCTTGACCTAATGAAAAATTCGTCAGGCACCACAGAAGAAGCATTTTATAAACTGCTGACACCATCCGAACAAAATAAAATTGCCATGAATCAGCTAAAAAACGCCACGATGGATTTGGCGCAAGGGTTGACCCCGTTACTCAAGGGGACGGCTCAACTGGTGGGGGCTTTTGCCAAATGGCTGAAAGACCTGTCACCGGCGCAGAAAACCGTAGTGGAGAACGTGGCCAAGATGATTGTGGCAGTCGGCATCCTCACGCCTGTGGTCGGCAGTGCGCTTGTGATGTTTGGGCGAACCTATGGAACGCTCATCGATGTGGCCGTAGCCGTCCAAAAGAACCATGGCATTATGGGAGCGTTGGCCAGTAGGTTTAGCGGCACCATCAACGTGGCCAGAGCATTGCGGGGAGAATTTTCCGCGATGGGCGGCGTGATTGGCAATGCCTTACGGGCAATACCGGGTGGCGTTGCAAACGTGTTCGCGCGGATGAGCGGCTTAATGACTTCTATGGGGCGGCTGATTCTTCATCCTACCATGGCGTTTAACCTGCTTAGACAGGGGGCCGCGATGGCCTTCCGCGGGATTATGGTGGCCATGCGTGTGGCGTTGCTTTCCCCTATGGGTATAGCGATAACGGCAGTAATCGGACTGGCCTACCTTATTTGGAAAAATTGGGACACGGTCAAGACTCATTTATCCAATGCCTTCAACATCATAAGAACCAACTTCACGGCATTCGTGGATAGGATGCAGGAGCGTTTTGGCGGATTGTTCGGCAAAGTGCAGCAGGTAGTTGGTAAACTGGTGAACCTCGTAAAAACTGCATGGAACATGATAACCAATTCAACTGCCGCCAGCGGCGGAACGATTGGCACCATCATCGGCAATATTACCAGTATTATCGGCGGTACATTTGTAATTGCCTTCAATCTGGCAATAAATGCGGTAGAAACTGCGGTCAACATCATCACTACCGTTATCAGCGGCGTGGTTGGCGTTATCGGCGGTGTGATTACCATACTCACGGGAATTATTACTGGCGATTGGGCCGCAGTATGGCAGGGAGCCGTGGAAATCTTTGATAGCATCTTCGGAGCAATCACAGGAATCTGCGACAATGTGCTGGCGGGCATCAAGGGGGCTATCAATGCCGTTATTGGCGGCATCAATAGCATATCTGTAACGGTGCCAGATTGGGTGCCAGGAGTAGGCGGCCAAAGTTACACGCCAAACATTCCGTACCTTGCACATGGTACCGATAATTTCCCGGGCGGCCTTGCAGTAATCCATGACGCAGGCCCGGAAATTGTAGACCTGCCCCAAGGAACGCGAGTAATCCCCCATGACAAGAGCATGAGGGCAGAATATGACCGCGGACGGCGGGACGGCGCGAGAACGGGCGTAAATATCCCATCGGCGGAAGTGGCGGGCGGCCAGTCCATCACAGTCAACATCCCCAAGATTGCGGATAGCATTGTGATTCGCGAGGATGCCGATATTACCAAACTTGCCCAAGCGATTGCAGAACAACTGGAACGCAGGGCGGGGAATCAGATGGTAGGTGCAGTATGAGTGATTTTTTCAGGAAGCTTTTGGGGAATATCCTTAGTTCGTCCGGTAGCTTAAACCATGATGCACAGATATTCCTCAAAGGTGGCAGCGGGGGCGAAAAGATTCAATTTCCCGTACCACCGGGAGAATTTAGGGCAAAAGTCCAACAGAACAATCAGACCGTCAATATCAGCAATATTGGTGATATCAACATGATTGGCAATGATGGCCTTAAAGAAGTAAGCTTTTCTAGCTTCTTCCCTGCCCAAGAGTATAGCTTTTGTGTCTGCACGCCAGAAAGCCCATATAGCTATGTGCAGACCATTGATAAATGGCGGAAAGGCCGCCTACCCTGCCGCATCACCATAGCGGACACAGAGGTAAATTTACCCGTGACCATAGAAAACTTCGAGTATGGCGAGGAAGATGGGACGGGTGATGTGGTTTTTTCGCTAGACCTTAAAGAGTATGTATTTGTTGGCGGTGCCGCAGATAACACGGTGGATGATGTGAGCGGGCTGAAAGGCCGCAATGACATATCCAGTATGAACAATGCGGCAAGGTCAATAACGGTTTACCCGGGGGATTCCGTCATGGATGTGGCGGCCCGGGCGGTAGGCCGTAACTTGTCCATTAGTGACAAAAGTAAAAGCCACTTGAAGCTTTATAAGGTGCTGGCCAAAGGTGGCGGGCTATCCCCGGGGGATGTGCTCAAGACCACCAGCGGCGGCAATGTCAAGATGGGCGGCAATATCATTATGTTTTGATGTGTCCAATTCGGACACAGGGGGTAAAAATGTTTTTATGCAAAGTAATCCCCAATGGGAAAACCGAAGACGATGCCATAGATATAAGCAATTATGTTGTGTCATGGGATTGGAGCGGGGATTTAACCCAAGCGGCTCGGAAATTGGAATTTTCCATAGCCTACAATACCAAGGACAAAGGATTCAAGAATCTTGATATCAATGTCGGAGACACGGCCTATTTCTATGAGCAGAAGGAAGTCAAGGCGGCAGGCCCGCAGGAGAAGCCCAAGGAACTGTTTAGAGGGAAAATCTTTTACAAGGACAGGAACACCAGCAATTTCACCTATTCATTTGTCGCTTATGATGACCTGATTTATCTGGCCAAGTCCAAAACCACGCTGAAATTCTCAAAAATCAGTGTGAGCAAGGTCATTGAGCAGGTAGTTAATGAGTTTGGCCTAAAAATGGACACAAAAAACAGTGTGGCCATCGATGTGGTAGTGGATTTCGTTGCGGACAATATGTCTTGCACCGAGATAATCCAAAAGGCGTTTAAGCTGGCGTATGCGTCCAACCAAAAGAAATACCACCTATTCATGCAAGAGGGCCTGCTGCATGTGGTGGAACAATCGAAACAGGTGGAGAACTACACGGCCACCGACAAGGAAAACGTGGTATCGACGGAACATAGCGAAAGCATTGAAGACATGATTTCCACCGTGAAGATTGTCAATGCCGAAGGTGTGGAAGTTGGCCGCGTTTCCAATGATGATGACCTTAAAAAATATGGCAAGATTCAAGATGTCTATAAGGTCAACAAAAAGCAGGACACCCAGACGGCGGCCAAGGCACTTTTGAAAAGAATTGCCTATAAGTCCACGTTGTCCGGGGTAGGAAATGCCGCCTGCATTGCTGGCATGGCCATAGCGGTGCAGGAAGAACAACTAAAAGGATTATTCACCATCAAGAGCGACCGCCACAGTATAGCGGGCGGAACTCATAGCATGGAGTTGGATTTGGAATTTTTGAAGGAAATCAAGGATGATAAGGAGGCGGCAAAATGAAAGAGAAAGACCCCTATGGGCGTATATTAGGCGTCATGCAAAAAGTGGGGGAGAACTCAAACAATGAACCGCTGAACATCGGCAAAATCCTTGCATCACCGCCCAATATACGGGTGCAGTACAAGGGCATTGTCCTTGAAAAAGATGAAATATGGATATCCTCATACCTGTCGCCCG